ATACACACTGCTATTTGATACTTTAGCAAGATCGTTAGCTGTTTTTGTAGTCAATGAAGGGTAGGCAACTCTACTAACGCTTACAGTACCATCTTTTCTAAAAAATGGTTTAAATTTTATATCTACATTAACTTCACCAGAAAATGGTGGCAAATTAATACCAGCTGGGTTTGCCCCCAAAGAAAAGTTTCCTATATCAGTAAAACCAATATAAAATGTATTCTTTTCTTTATAAAGATCTGAAACAAGATCGGTAGGCATTGTCAATTTGGTAGTTGCATTTTTTTGGAATCCTAATCTTTGCAATGCATAATAAACATCAGATGGCATAATCCATTTTTTGCCATCAAATTTTATTTGATCAGAATATTTGCCATTCTCAAGTTGATTTATATATTTTTGTACTCCTTTATTAGATTTTTCAGCTTCTAATATTCGGTCTTTATATTCTTGTTTAATATCTCTTGAAATACTAGGTGAATCGCTACTCCAATCAGAAATATACATTTGGCTTAGCCTTGCATTTTTGCCTTTTTTAATTTCCCAATTTATTGACACCCCGTCATATTCAAAAACAACATCCGGTGCAGTTGGGTCACCTGTTGGCTTAACCTGCGTAATTTTTAGACCAGGAATAAGTTTTTGTAGTTCATTAAAAGTGTCAATTGCTTTTTGTTCTGCGGCATACCACCCGCCCTCGTCAATATCTTCCATTACATCCAAGAACGGGCCTATAATATTATCATGCAGCTTTTCAAAAGCTTCAGGTGATAGCTTAGACTTTATATTTTCTAACGCAGCTGCTCTTTCTGTATTAGTAGCTCTTGTCATTGCACCAATAGCTTGCTGTACAACTTCCCCCTCACTTCTTGCGATAAGCCCACGTTCAGTTTGCTCTATAACTTCATTTCTAAAGTTATCTGAAAGCACAGCGCCACGTAAATCTTGATTTTGCTCAAATGCTTTTGATATATCTGAGTCAGGATCAGTCATTGCTTCTTTAAATATCTGACCACCTAATCTACCAGCAAGTTCATTTGCTAATGATTCTTTTCTACCGCGTATTGGCGTACCATCTTCAGTAGTAACAAAATCTGCAAAAGCATTATCACTTATTTTAGCAGGATTAACTTTTCTTACAATTTCATTTCCTGAAGTTTGCCCTCTTTCAACAGTTTTTTCACGATCAATTTTTTGACCAACCCATTCTGGATACGGCACGAAGTTTGGCTCAAACTCTTGTACTTTAACAGTTTTACCGCCAACGTTTATTTCAATAGTTTTTCCAGTATAACGGCCGCCAACGGATTTTTCAATTGCAATAGGCATACCACCTAGTACAGTTTTCCCGGTATCTTTGCCCATTAACCACGTGGCAGAAGCATTGTTAATAATATCAGCTTTGTTATCGATTACAAACTTGCGAAGCTTTAGGCCGGCTTTACCACCCATTTGTTTTTTAAGATCAATGTCAATTGATTTTGCTGATGACTGTATAACTTCTTTAACAACTGGTACAGTATTTACGTTTTTAGATACTGCTTGACCTAATTTATTTTTAAGCGTTCTAACAATACTTAATACTTTACTTTTAGCTTTTTCTATTGTAGCCGGTTCTATAGCTTTAGAAGTCGTTAAATTGAACGTAGAAGCCGCTTCTACTGCTTCTTTTTCTTCGCGTTCTATTGTTTCCTCGACCGGAGTTATGTCCGCTTCAAGTTCTGCTACAGCGCCCACATCGCCTGCAGCTGTATCAATTCTTGCGGCAGTAGCCTCAACCTGAGTACCAAACTTTTTGGCGGCATCAAGCACTGCTTTTTCTACAATGTTAACTTTACCTAAAAGATAACCAAATAGATTATTTTTAGAAGGATCAAAGTTTTCGAATACACGAAGCGCAATATTGTCTTTAATTTCGCTAATATCAATATCTTCAGGCAAACCTTTTAGTCTTGCTTGCTTTTTAATTTCGCCATCAAGAAGACTAGTCTGTTGTACAGTAAAGTATGCTTCACCGGCTTCTGGCGATTTACGCCATTCTTCTTTGCTGGTAAATTTAGCAGAGCCATCTTCGTTTTGTGAAAATTTATTTAGCGCTTGATCTAATGTACCGGCTGACCTTGCAGATGCCGCCTGTCTTTTAATAGTTGTTTGTTCTTGTTGCGTCGGCAATACAATAGCTGTATCTTTTACTTTTTCTACTATTTTAGCAGCTTTAGCGCGCTTAATGTCGGCAGTGGTTAAACTACCATCAGCAATTTTTTTACCAATCCCAACAACAAAGTTAAACATATCAGTTTCACCAGAAAAATTAAAGTCATAGTCATCACTAAATTTCTTTTGAACTATTGAACCAAATAACCCTGATAATGATTTTTTTGTTTCGTTTTTTCTAAAATTAACATCACCTGCTGCTACGGATTCTAAAAATCTAGCAACAACCTCAACACTATCAGTTTCTTTTAATAACTTTTTATGTATTGATGGGCTTAATGTTTTAGTTGTTTCAATTAACTGTCTTGCAACTTCATTAAAAGCCGCAGGATCTGTGCCTAATATATCCCAGAATACTTGGTGCCCTACTTCGTGAGTTCGAATAAACTTACGTTGGTTTTTTACCTGATTTTCAACAATAGCATATGTTAGTTTTCTACCATCTTCATATCTTACAGCCGCTCCATCATCACCTTGTTTAATATTCTGGATTAACTCTTTTTTATCGTCTTCTAAAATATTATTATCTGCTTCAATAGAAGCTATTGCTTGATTGGCGGTATTAAATGATTTAAAGTTAGCGCCTAAATTTTTGCTAGCTTTATTATTTTCTGCTACAATTTGATCTTCAAAATATAAATCTAATGCCTTGCTTTGTATTTTTTCCTCAGTAGGGGGTGCTTTATCGGTTGACAGCATTGACTCAGCATCGTTTAAATACTGGTCATATTGCGATTGATTTGCTCCTTTTAAAAGCAAAAACTCTGTAAATTTGTTTACTTTTGCACTATCTTTTAAGGCCGCTTCTTTAGATGACTGTAAAAAGTCTGTTTCTGCTTGCAATGACTCTAATCTTGCGGTTTTTTGCGGTTCAGAAAGCTGAGTATCTTCTAATATTTCTTTCGCCTCTAATTGTATTTGTGCTTGTCTATTGGTAATATCAATAACATATTGTCCTGCTCTTGCTGTAATATGTTCATTAATATTTTTTTCCTGCAACTGTATTTCATTAGCAGCCTCTACACTTAGTCTTTGTATTTGATCTTCAATACGGGTTCTTTCAACATCAGACTTAGCATTATTGTATTCTAAACTTAAACCGTTTATTTTTGATTGTATATCCCTTACCTTTTGAAGCTTTGAATAATCAGAATATCTTGATAACTGCATACCTCTCATAAATGGTATACCTGAAAATAGCAAACCAAAGCCAGCTCCTGAAAAACCAGCATGATCCATGCCTTCTGTAAAAGGATTACCCAATATTAAATTTTGAGTACCAACTGTTGCTACTTCACCTATTGATTCTAATAAAGTATCTGATATAACACCTTTATATTTTGATTTTGCATAAGCAGCAGTGCTGTTATCAATTATAGAATTAGCCTTAGGGCTGCTCTTTAAAAATGTATTTTTAGCTCTATTAAGTATTGGTATTGTGGTAAGTTTTGCAAATACGGCTTCAGAAGCACCAAAACCTAAGCTTTTTAGCCAAACTTCCCCATCAGAATATTCTGCAGTGCCATTAGCAATCTCAGATTGCATATCCATCATTTGCTTACCAGCAGACGATGCCCCAATAACATACCCTGCAGCGCCCCCTGAGGCCATAATTGAAGCGATTATAGGTAATTGGTTAGAAACTTCTTGAAGTGCAAATTTACCAAAGTTTCCTTCGTTTTTAAAAGCTTCATCAAAAGAAACATCTCTAACATAGCTTTCGCGTATTTCGTTAGTAGTTTCATTATATTTTACAGCAAAATCATTAAGGGCTTCATTCATTGGCTGATAACCTCCAACAAGATAAGCCGGCAAAGATAATGCCTTACCTCCTAAATATGTTATACCAAACCCAATATCGGCAACGCCTACACCTATTGAGGTCATTGCCTTATTCCCTAAATTATAATCTCTTTGAGTAGCATTCAGTGCTGCTTGTATATTTAATATATCTTCAGCCGTCTTATTTGAATCTTCTTGCGATTGAAAATAAGAAATTTCATTTGCATATGCTTTTGCTTGAAACTTTTTGAGCCCATCTAAAAACGATTCGCTAACAACGGCGCCAGATGTTAATGTCACCTTATTTGTTAATGAAGTATCAACATCTATATCAAGATCTTTTAATATATCTATAAATTTGCTTGTTTGTTGTTGGCTTACTTCGTTTCCTTTTATAACCTCAGAAAAAATATTTGCAGCTTCTTTTTCTAGCTCCATTTTTTCTTGGGCGGTCTGTATTTTAAAATTAGCATTTAAATAGCCAGTATTATAAAAAGCTTGCAAATTTGCGCGTATTCCTTTATTACCTACCGAAGCAATTTGATCTTGAATTCGCTCGCTTTGGTAATTAAAAAGATATTCATTTTTTAATTCATCTCTAACTGTTTGCTCTGCTAATTCAGCAAGTTGCTCTTCATTAGCAGTGGGATTTTTTTCTTTTAAAGTAGCATATGCATTTTTTAGCCTTGCTTCATGCGGCCTTACCTCTGTTTCGTAACCAGCCCCTGTTGGTATACCACCTACAAAAGAAGTTGCTTCTACTTTTTTAACATACGGCTTAAACAAATCTTCACTATCAAAATTTTGATATGCTTCTTGCTGCTTAGCTTCTTCTGCTAATGGGCTTAAAATATTTAATGCTTCTTTTTCAGCAACCTCCATTCTTTCTTTGGTTCTGGTTGCTTCTTCAGGCTTGTATGTTTCGGTTAAAAAATTACTAAGCTTATTTAAGTTATTTTGAAGAAATGTGTTATCCGCGCCTGGATTTACAATATCTGTAAATAACTCAATTTCTTTACCGTCTTTTTTAGCTTTTATAATTTTTGATCCTGCTACAGCGGTTGAACCAGTTCTTACACTCGTTACAAATTCAATATCGGGAAACATTACTTCCAAGTCCCCTTTGATTTGGTCAGGATTTCTTGAAAAGAAATTAGTATCGGCTTGTATAACCTCTGTTAGATAATCCCCTGTATCTTTTGCTTTAGCTGCATCACCAGTTACAACTACCTCTTCTAATTCTTCTGGGGGAGTTACAATTTTTGCTTTGCCTTCAACACCTGCTCGGTTAAATTTGCTAACATACGCTTCTACATCGCCGTATTGCTTTTGCACGTCGTCATATGAGCTATATGTTTTTTTACCGTTTTTTTCAAATTCAATATATCTAGGATCTGGTAAATCCAAAGAAATATCTTCCGAGGGCAATTCCGTATCTGGTTGCTCGATTGTTATTGCCGGCTCTGCAGCTGCAACCTCCTCTACAGGGCCGTATACTTTTTTTGCGCTTTGAATAAATGGGTCTTCAAATGTTTGTTCTTCTGCTTGATCTGTAGACTCTACAAGACCTTTGGCTCGCATTTTTTCCATGTATTCTTCAAAGGACATTCCGTATTTTTGAGCCGCCGCTTGCAACTCCTCTACCGAATATTGTACTCCGTTTAATTCAAACATAATTTAATTTTATTAGTTAGGACTTAAAGGATCATCATTTTGATCATCATTTGTTATTCCAAGCTGCTTACGTAACATAGCTCTATCAACAGTAGGTGGTAATTGGTCAATAACCGCATCAATACTTTCATATTCTCCAATAGGCATGGGTGTAGCAAGCTGAGTGCCTATTTGCTCTACAACATATTTACCATCTACTTTTTTAATATATTTACTGCTTGTTATAAATAGTGGTACGCCAGATTTATCAAGTCTTCGCAAGCCCTCTAAAGCGTTCTTTTCGTTTACGTTCATTTCTTTAGGCGGCACAGTAGTCTGGCCAATTTTTCTTTTTTCAGGCTGTGTATTTAAAGTACTTTTATACCAATCTTCTGTTAGTGCTGTGAACATTGCGCTTTGTTGAGGAGTAAAGCCGTTTTCACCTTCTTTAAAATCAAATGAATTATCTTCAATTTTAGTTGTAACATTATTACCTGTTGTTGGATCTTGATAAGTTACATCAACTCCTACCATACCAGAAAAAGAATTATTAAAAGCCGAAAGCTTTTCTTTATCAGTTTTGCCGTTTACTTGTCCTGCAACAAAACTAGATAATACGCCATTTAAAGCATCATCATCAACTACATTTTCCTCATAATACCTTATTACAGTATTTCCGGTATTTTTATCAAAAAATACATCTGATGATTTTTTTGTTTCTATTTCATTTTCTGCATTTCGAACAAAATATTTATCACTCAAATTTCCTTTAGAATCTAATATACCCAAGCCTCCTTCGCTCACTGAAGTCGTTGAAGCTGTTGTTAACCTTTGACTTAAATCAGATACTTTAGCCGCATCTTCTACATTCCCATCGCGGGTTACATTAAAATTAAATTCTTCTTGAACACTGTTTCCGTTTTCGTCCTGGGTTTCTAAATAAAACGTAGCAATAATATCACCGTCTTCATTTGGATTAATTTCCATTTCTTTATAAGAAGGTATTGTGCCGTTTAATGCCTGGGTTGCTTTTATACGGCTTTTATTTGCAGCGTCAAACCTATCTATATCACCTCCTTTTCCAGTATATGGATTTGCTAATTGCTGTTCTGAAACGGTACCAACCATTGTATTTAAAGAAGTAACAGCATCCATATAATTAGTTTCTGCTTTTCTAGCTATTCTAAGATCAGCAGACGCTTTTTTTACAACATCAATATCAGTGCTACTATCTATTGTTGCTTGCAATTGATCCACTTTGCCAAATATGCCTCTACCTGAATTAACCCATTTTTCATCAAGATTACCAAGAGATTTTTTATTACGCTCCATTTCAGCCTCTGTTTCAGCCTGATTTTTACCGTAATATCTTTCGTAATTAAGAGCTTCTTGTTGTTTTTTCTTAGCAAACTCCTCTTCTTTTTGTTGTTTTTTAACAAAGGCATTCGTAATAGACGAGCTAAAGCTGGACCAGCCAGCTTGCATTATCTCAGCACTTTTATCTATGACGGCTATTGGATTTTCATATGCTCCCATTTGTTTTTTTTATTTTATTATTATCCGTCACCTTCTTTATCAAAAGCGCCGGATTCAACCCCCGCAGCAATTGCACTACCTACGCCTGATAAAGCGCCCGACCATGCTGCAGCTTTTGCTTGGTTAGCGGCAACAATTTCTTGTTCGGCATTTTGTACTTGCGCGGCAAGTCTATTAAGTTTAGCTACTTCTCTTTCTTCGCGGGCATCAAATTCAAATTTTCTGCCTTCAGCGTCAAGCTCTTGCACTCTTTGCGCTTCTGATATTTCAATGCCCTGTATTCTTTGTTTTTCAGCCATTTTTTGTGCCTGCAAACTAGCTTCGCCTTCTGCTCTTAATTTTTCATTTTGAGCTTCTTGCGCTTCAATGCTTGCGGCTACCCCTTGTTTAGATTTTAACGCGGCCATTGCGAGTGCAGTTGCCCCGCCGGCGCCTGACCCAGTGGCCCTAAGAGTGTCTAATGTATTAGCAAGTGATATGTCCGCTTGCTCAATTTGGACTTCCGCGGCTTTTGTAGCAACACCTAAATTAGCATATGGATTAGAAAGCATATTACTTAAATCTTTTGCCATTCCAGAAACTGATTTAATATCAGAATATGGGTTAATTATAGCCTGCCTAGAATCCTCAGCTATTCTTAATTCCGCCTCAAGTCTGGCTTTCTTTTTTGCCGCAGCTCTTGCTGCTCTTTTAGCTGAACTAGACCCAAAAATACCGCCAAGTAAACTTGTGCCTGCGCTAATAGCTACGCCAGCTAAAGGGCCTAGGCCATATGACAAACCTTCAACGTCTGGGCCGTGCCATATTTTAAGTAATATTTCTAATATTTGTTCCATAATTTTAATATGATGATTCTATATATTCTGATGATACTGCAAATAATTCTTGTGCGGTAACAGAATCTGTTTGTATTGTAGCAGTAGCAAAAAATCCTTTAATACCTGTCATTTGATTACCAAATACAATTTCACCTGTTTTAACCGGGCTATTATTTACAATGTTTGCAAAATATTTATTTTCTTTTCTATAAAAACCTGAATATCTTGGGAAATTAGTATTATCTACTACTGCGGTAATTTCTAATGTCGCTGAATAATTTCCGCCTTGCACAGTAACTACATCACCTACTTTATATCCAGCTCCGCCGTTTACAATATCTATACCTTGAATTTCACCGGTTACACTAACTGACTGAGGCTCTACGATCATACCTGTTCCGCTGCCGCCAGAAGTTATATATTGTATTTCTTCATAGTTTTCGCCGGCATCGTCGATAGTAACGGTATCTGCTTTTTGTAAATAATATAAACCGTCTGCTAAATTGCTTATAGCATTAGCAATGTCGTATCTTTGCTCTGCAAAGTTGTCGCTGGTGTCTTGTGTATTTAAACTTGTGATTTCCCAAGAATTAGATCCTTCGTAGTTAATAGTTTTAAACACTTTTTGTACACTAACTTTAGGATTAAAAGTAAAGGTAATATTAGATGCTACCGTACCAATACCGTAAAAATTACCTCTATCATTTTCTGAATAATGTTGGTAAAGCTTGCCATCAATAAAACTAAAGAATTTATTACCTATACTACCCATTAAGGTCGGCTTAAAGCTAACGAAGCTGGGCCAACCTTTAACAGACTCATCATAATATAATGTATCAAATGAGTTTAAATACTGTAAACTATCGTCTATAGGAGTATTCCAAGTGTTATTATTTTGAAAAGAAACGGTATAAAATTTATTATGAATATCATAACCACCTTTTATTTTTCCAGCTGTAGATAAATTATTAAACTCGTCTCTAAACCAATCGCGCATACCGTAATTAGAAATTTCAGTAAGACCATCTTTAGAAAGTCTTAAAACTGCATTTCTTCTTCTATCTGTAAAATATTTTTGATACCCGTACACGGCAAAGCTTTCAGGGTTTTTAGAAATACCAAATTCACCTGCATAAGGCACTATTTGCCCAATAACCAAACTAGAGGACGTTACAGTCCCACCGCCTTCTGCAGAATATATAGCGTCTTTATCTATAAGCGCTCTACTAACTTTATCCTCTTGAAATATGGTTAAATTACTATCTTCCGCATATAGCTTTTGTATAGATCCATATGCGGGATCAACGCTTTTGGTAATACTTTCACCTACAGAAAATACATTGGTGCTATTAAAACCAGTTCTAGAGTTAAATATGCCTGAATATATAAGACCATTAGAAAGCCTTTGTGATGCAGGTTCGTCTTCAACAATATAAGCTTTTACGCCATAATCCGTATTGGTATTATTATATCCGCCTCTAATTCGAGCTTCTTCAATATACCATGTATCGTCTATATTAATATTAGCAGTTGGTATTAACCAATTTGGAAAAGAATTACCACTGCTGCCTTGAAGCCTTTTAGCCCAGTAAGAATTAAAATAAGCGATTTCTACTGCCATATTTTATTATTACGTATTTTTTTTAATTTTTATTATGGGTAATTAGCATCAAACCATTCTATTTTTGGAGTAACATATGAGTTACAAGAATTACAATTAGGATTACTATACTGTGCCATTAATCTATATTGACCAGGTGTATTATATTTTCTAGAAATAGAATTAGTCCCATTGCTAGCAAGTGCAATTCCAATTGACGTATTATTAATTTGACTTGCTCCTGAAATTGGTGTTGCTATTGACCAGCTAGAGTTGCTATCAAGTCTATAGTAAACCCAGCAATTCATATAAGCAACCTGAGACCCTCCTTGTGGACAATTAGTAGCTGTTAAGCTAAATTTAAATTCTGCCGTACCCTGCGTTAATTCACTGGTGCCAGAACCTAAAGAAGCTGTATGGCAATTGTTAGCAGGTGTGGACCCGCATGTAGTCGTAGGGAATCCAGCAGGAAATTGGCTAGGCGTTGGTATAGATGAGGCAAAATAAACGACTCTATACGAGCTAGGGCTCAAGCACGCTAATGTAGTTTCACTCGCTGTTAAATTCCATGGTGTAGGGCCAAAATTTAATATATGTGTTTGCGTGGGTGATGTATCACCTGTTCCATTAGCATCCGTGGCATTTACTGTGATAGTAAGCGGGCTGGGAACGCTTGAAGCTGTTTTTGAAACATCACCTGTATTTGTATCAACTGTTATATAGTTTGACGGAGCATAAGGGTTTACTTCAGTAAGCTTAGAATAATTCAGCTGTAAATTTTGTGATGATACCAATGCAGATCCATTTTTAATATAATCCGCTAAAGTAAATAAAGAATTTTGATTTTGGGTAAAATTATGGGTTATGCTAGTTCCGCTTATTAAAACAGGTTGCACGTTTCCTAACGCGCCTGTAGAGGTAACTTCACTTTGAATAGGGTCAGTAACATTATCCTCATAAGTAACCGTATATGCAAACGTATAAGTTCTATAGTTTGGGTCTTCTAAAAATACTTTCGAGGCCGTTGTCTGCAAGTTAAATTCATTTGTACGATTACCTACCGTTGATGGTCCATCTCGAACAATTTGCCACCCTTGCATTGCAAATCCATCTGCGTCTCTTGCAACAAGATTATCTACTGTTACCACCGGGCTATTATTTCCTGCTGCTTCAGTCGGTATAGGCCCGTTATTATTTACAAATCTAAATGGGCCTGCGACTGTAAAGGGGCTTGAAGGAGAGGCAGCCTCATCTTCTTCAAATTCAAAATCATAAGTACTATTATCAACGCCGGTAATACCATTAAAAACGTTTCTTGCCTGCTCATTTAAATCACTTAATAAACCTGATGTAGAGCTTTCCCAAAATATATCAAGAAGTGATATAGTAGGATTTGTTTCATATATAGATAAATTTTGCACAGCTCCAGACGCAGCATCTGGCAATCTTCCAAATGTTTCTGTACTCGCGCTCGGCGCTAATGAAGATATAGTAGCTATCAGCGGATTCGAATTAGATTTATACATACCTGTAATTGCAGCTGTAGTATCATACCCCGAGTCCTGCGCTGTAGCTATTTTAGTAACCTGATCTGAGCTTATATTAGGGTACCATTGCTCGTTATTAGTATCTAAATTTCCTCTTTGCGGTGCTACTCTACCAAATAATCTTACGCTACTGCCATATTGCTTTTGGTCAGGACCCACCTCGGATAAATCCCTTGGTACTTTATTTATATTATCATTTATAAGCACTGCTTGTGCTAACGAATCAATATCGCCCCCGGTATTTGCAGCGCCGTATTCACCATTTATAACTAGTGGCAAATAAACATTATAATAATCCTGCTCTGTTTGTTTAACAACAATTTTATATGAATACCAACCAAGCTTGTTTATTGTATAGGCAAATCTTTTATCGCTAGGATCGCCGGAATCTTCGATGTATATATCAGCAACTTCTTCTTCAGTGGTGATCGTGGTACTAGATGTAGCAAATACTATATTTGTAACTTTAGTATAATCAACGTATTTTCCCCTTAAGTAATCTCCAATAGAAACAACAGAAGTTAAATCTAAATTTACTACATATGTGGTTGCAGTTTTACTAACAGTTATACCGTTTATATCCCAGCTTTTATTCCCCGAATCTGAATCTGCATAAAGACCAGGGTAACCTATAGAACTATCCGGAGATTCACTTATTGGCTCATTTAAATTAAATGACATAACATCCCCATGCCATTGTTCTACATTTAATGCAGCACTTTTAAACTCATGAAATATAGTTGATCCCGCACCATCGGTGCCATCATCTCTTGACGATAATAATACAGACGTACTTCTACCATATTTATCAGATAAAACAATACCTACCTGATATGTTCTATTTTGTTTAAGTGTATGAGATGGATATTCAGCCGCTGAATTATCTTTAGCAAGCTTAGACCCTGATGTAATATTGTAATTAGGAAGCAGTGCTGGCGGACTGTTTTTATCAACATAATTACCATATACAACTCTATTACTAACTACTTCTTGTGATTGAGCTTTTACAGGAACCTTATCATATACCCTTACAATTTCTTTTTCGGGTAATGTTTTATAAGGCTTTTTAGATGTGTAATTAAAATTATAATAATATCCGTCTTCACCAGCAATTTTATTTGAATTTGCGGTTTGGGCTGTAATAGAAGCCATAACTTTTACCGCTACCGCATCAGATTCTTTATATATAACATCAATTTCTTTTATTTTTAAATCTGACTCTATATCTGGTGTTGGCAAAGGTATTTTAAGGCCTACTTCTTGTACAAAATTTTCAAAAAAGTTTAATACAGAAGTTTTATATGTTTGAGTTTCGTCGTCGCCAACAAAATAACCAAATTGTTTTGGTATAAAAACAGGTTGTGTAAATGGAGCTAATATAGAATATTGATTATCTTCATATTTAAATCTATAACTAAATCTTATAAATTTATCTTCAAGAAAATCTGAATCCCCTTTCCAGTTTACATCATAGTTTGGATTATCAACATCACCAGTTCCTTTATTATAGCTATTTAAATATTCCTCAGTACGGTTAATCATAGAGGACCTTTTAAAAATAACTTCATCACCATCTAATAAGCTCACATCCCTGTCTACACTAACCGTGGGGTTTGAATAAGATTTAACTCTACCAATTTCAATGTTATTTGAAACAATAATATCCCCTGTTCTAATGTCAGCATCACCGCCGTTATTTACAGCAAATGTAGCCGATTCTGTTACTTCTCCGTTAACCGTGCCCTCATATTTATCTAAAAGATTAATAGCTTTATAAGGAGCATATTTAGCCACTGATATATGCTCTTCTGCTGTATAATGTGTTATCCCTTCTGATTCAGCTATTAATACGTTTATAACTCTTGGTTGATTTCTATCATCTGTAAAAAATAATAAATTTTCTAAAAGATGAACACCTGTTATAAAACTATTTTTATCAAAATTTAAAAACGAACCTTCAACTAATTTTATTAATGCACCCTGCCCGCTAAAGTCATATTTATGTATAAAACACGCGGCAGCGTCCCCTACATTTTCCGGAGAACTTGCGGTTTCGTTTTGGTTTGTTGAAAATATATATATGCAGTTATTAGCCTCATCAGCGTAATATCCTATAATATCTAAACCAGTAACACTTTCTGTTTCTTTTATATCTACTAGCTCTGTATTACCTTTTATATTTTCCACAGCGCCCACGTCAGATCCTTCAGATTTACTAATAGCAATATTCATTGCATCGCGATATTCTCCGGACGGCATTAATCTAGCGTCCAGGTCTTTATTCATCTTCGACTTTATGAAGGCATTTTTAACTTCAGGCATTAGTGTTTGATTATTTTAGATTTATTTCTCATTACCTGCGTAATCTCTTCAAGTTTAATATTTGATAAACGCAACTTAGTATTTCTTATTTTAGCACGTCTTTCTTTTTTAAACCTTTGCACTATGTATTCTGGTATATTTGGGCGAACAGAAACTAACGCATATACTATGTACGCATAAAAAGCTTCTTCGGCTAGTTTTGGTACTTTCATATCTTCTGTATAAGCCAGCCCATCAGATATATATTCTAACAATATTACTTTGTCAACTAAATTACTTGAAAAAGAAAATAAGCCTTCTCTTTCATTTATAGTAAACCACCCGTTAATTTGAGTTGTTTCAGGATTTGATCCATATCTTTGACCATATAATAATTTGTAGCCAGGATCAGTGTATGTATCTGCGTCTTCAAAATTAGGGTCATATACACCGGTTATTTTCTTAGTATCAGCGCTTTCCCAGTTTTCTTCAACAATAGATGTGCCTTCTATGTTTTCGCCATTAAAATCCTGCGTTGGTATTCCATCGCCATCTTGTATAGGGATTTCTGTAGGATTACTCGTAAGTGTAGTGGGGTATATAATATGCTTTACGCCAAAATCATCTGTCCACGAAGCTTTGACGTAATTAACATAATCTTGGGGTATAGCCAGAGTAAGTCTGTTGGGAATAGTTAATTCTTGCGATTTAATACTTTTTAAAGTATCATAGCTGAATTCTTGCATTGCTCTTTTGGCGTGAAATATAATATCAGTTCTTTTAACTGAAGGCAAAAGCTTGCCGTCGCCAACGTAGCTAACAATAAAGTTATTAATTATATCATTTATTGATATATATCTATAGCTACCATAATCATCACCGGTGTAGTATTGTTCGTTAGTCTGGGTAATTAAACCCCCGTTAGGTATTGCCATCTATTAATTTTTTTCTTGAATTTCGCTTTTTTGCGCTTGAGCTGCAGCGGCTTGTACTATTTGCGGATCTCTTATTACAATTCCAGAGTACAGAAGTATGTTAGTAACAACATCGTTAAATTCGCTGTCTGCCAAAGTAAACTGTGTAGAGTTATTAACACTATATTCATATTGTCCGCTGCTACCAGTGTTATATGCCCAAACAACATCTTGAGGACTTGCAAAATAAAATAATTTAATATTTGTATTTGTCGCAGCAACAGTTTTAGGCATTATTGCAAGCTTATTAAAATTACCACCTTGTAGCCCTGAATTTTTTTCAAACGCAAATATAGGAAAATTGTCAGAGGGTAAAGTAAGATCAGAAAGCTTTAATCTAAATAATTCTGACCAAGTAACCTGCTCAATTTCAGTTTCATTATCTAAGCCTACATTACCAATAACTCTATCTAATCTGTATACATCATTTGGCAAGTTGGCTGTTGCATACTTTTCATTTGCTGTATTTTGAGAAACAGAAACAACATAAGAATCTTTTCTAAATGGCGAAAGTTTTAATTCTAAATTTTGAATTCTATCAACAGTTCCGGGGCCAGGTTGCTGCTGCCTTATGAGTTGGTTATAATCTTCAAAGGTTTTATTGTATATTTCAATTTGTACTTGTGAAGCTATTTTATTAAACTCTTCAGGCGTCATATAGCCGCGTTGCTCTTTATTAAGTATAAGCAATACGGTTTGATATACACTATTTACATTAATCGCCATATTATTATTTTAGTCAAAGTTAGTAAATACTAATCTTGATTTAGCTTTGTCTAACTTGTCTGTTTTCTCTATAAGTAATCTTTGTAAAACATCCGGGCGGGTGTTTTCTCTATTAGCAAGCACTGCGTAAATTATACAAGCGTATAACGCTTCCTCCGCTAGTTTTGGTATAGCTGCGCTTTCAGAAGTTGTTAACGCGTTTGATAAATATGTTAAAGTAGCATTTCCGGCTGTGCCGTATTTAATTGTTTTATTGGTATAATTTATATAATATTCGCCGGGGTCGGGTGTCTCGTTTTTTGTCTCTACTAAAATTGTTCCGCTAACATCAACTTGAACTATTGCAACAAAGTCGCTTGGTAAATCGTAGGTAGTACCAGTAACTACAGCCGCAGGTGTTGTATCAAATTTGCTTTTTAATGTTTCATAAGCAAATTCTTGCAAACAACGGCGAGCATGAAATATAACTTCTGTTCTTTTGCCATCTGGTATTAATTTACCAGGACCCGTGTAGGATATTAAAAAGTTATTTACAATATCATTAAGTGATATAAAAGCGTTTGATATATGTGAGCTCATGTTATTTATTTTTGTCCGTCAATGTCTATTTTTTGCTCTTTTGCATTTGCCATCTGCAAAGCCAGCTGATCCTTCGTCATTACGCCTGCATATCCAAGTATTTTATCTATTAATAATGGCTGGTCTGACTTATGTATTTCAAAATCAACAGATCGTATAGAGTTGTAAATATAATTGCCTAGCTCAGTGTCAATATCAAATTCCCATTTTGGCTCTATAGGAAATGCTAAATAATTAACCTGCAGGTTATAGTCTGGGCTGGAAGGGCCTGCGCCAATACTGCTGGGGTACATTTGTATAACGTTATCCTCATAAGTATATACAGGGAAATGTTTTGAAGGTGCTGTAAGCGGGGACTGATTTGTTGTATACACCTCGTATTTTTGTATTCTCTGCGCCTCTCTACCTGCAGATGTCATTGTTTCAAAATAAATGACTGAACCAAGCTCCTGAACATTAGTTAAGCTAACATTTACGTCAGTAGTAGTGCTAAGATTACTTGTTCTTTTAAATAAAGATATTTTTTCGTCTAATAACGCATATCTATCAGCATACGCTAAACTAGTCTGAGGTTGCCTAAGCAATTGATTAAGCTCGTCAAAATAAGATGTAAATATTTCTTGTTGTGCCTGAGCAGCAATTTTATTAAACTCAGCAGGCGTAAGCACGCCTCTTTTTTCTTGCTGTAGTATTACAAGAACTGATTTATATACTTGATTTACGTTTATAGCCATGAGTTTTAATTGTCTTAATAAAGAGCGGCAACATAACGCTACCGCTCTATATTAATATTACGCGTTATGCAAACTTTTTTTCTATTGATTTGTAAACTTCTACGCCTTCGTCTGTTTGCAAGAAGGCAGCAAAAGCTGAATATGGATTTTCATCAAATGGAACTGTCATTAGTTTTTTATCATTTGATGCCCAAGAAAACGTTCTTTGGTCTTGCGAAAGAGTAATTATACCGGCTTCCTTTGCTTTTATTGCAAAATTACGAAGCTGTACATTTTCATCATTAGCAAGCTCTAAAAACAAACCTGGGTTTCTTTTAGCGAATAAAAGAAGATCTCTTTTTATTTCTTTTGAACTCATTTTAGAAACAGAACTTCCTGTTTCAACCCTAACAATAGCTTCAGCCATATCAATATCCATGGTAATCGCCATGTTTAAGGCTTCTAATTCAAGTTCAATATTATCAAGAGCATCTTCTGCTTCAACAATAGCATCATGCTCCATATACCGTTTTCCTAAATACGGGTGATATAATGAAAGCAATCTTTGCAACGATTGTTTTTCTTTAGGAACAAATAAATGTCCGTTTTTAAACATAATATGCCCTAATGTTACTTCCCCGTTTTGTTCATCTACAAATGGAGAGTTTTGATTAGTTGCATATCTTAATTCTCTTTGCGAATTAGATTCTGTGTCAAACCATAATAATGATCTTTTTGCAGAATGCCGCGATGGAATTGTATACGTTAATGGGGATTTGCCGACTAAATAATAATGTCTGTCTTTAACTTCCCAACCTGATGTAGCTTTCGCTACTTTTTCTTTTTTTGCCATGATATAATATAATAAAAATGTTAATAAAAGTAAAAACTACCCCCGTAATTAAACGAGGGTAATTTTTGTAAAAAATAATGCTTATTTCTTCAACAATACGAAGTTGTTAGCACCTTGAACACACAAACATCTTTCTGACAAGAAGTGTACGTTCATAGAGTCTTCAGCTGAAGTAAATGCTCCACCTACAGAACCAGTAATCCAAGTTTTCAAACGACGATCATCTGCTTCAGAAGCGCGGTAGCGTACGTGAAGGAATGGTCGACGGATGTTAGTACCAAGGATTTGGTCATATACAGTAGAAGTACCAGCTGGAATAAGAACACCATCAATTGAATCTTCTGCAGAAGCTCCAAAGCTAGAGTCAAATCCACGAGTAGATGCGTCGTTCAAATATTTCCAGTCAGTCTTATAGAAGTCATAAGAGCCTCTGCGGAAGCCGGTGAATCCAAGATTCAAAGCCATTTCTTCAGAGTTTTCAAATAGTCCATAAGCAGTACCTCCGTTGTTACCGGCAGAAAGACCTGCAAGCATATCGTCAAAAGCTAGATTAGTAGTGCGATCTAAGAAAAGCATGTTTTCTTCAATAGCACCTTGACCATCTAGATTTTTAAGAATTTCATCAAAAGAATCTAAGTCTGCTGGGAAAGCTGAATATACATTTCCGCGGCTGCTAATAGCTGCAAAAAGACCTTCAGTACCTTTAGCTCCAGCACCACCAGCTGAAATACCAGTAGTTTGGCTAGCTTTTTCAGCTTCAACCATAGTCATTTCAAGGTAGTCTTGGTAGCGCAAGCGAGTTTCAGACTCAGCTTTCAAATACCATAGGAATCCAGAAGCACCGTCTTCAGTAGCAACTTCTACCCAACCAATCTGAGCTGTGTCAGAACCATTAACACCGTAGTGGTCTTTAATGATGATAGGTGAATTGCTGAACTGAGTAAATGATGGCTCAACTGAACCTTCCATAGCGCCAGTTCCTTTTCCAAATTCAGAACCATAAACAAATACTTTCAAAGCATCTGCGTCTACAAGAGCCTGAGCCCAAGCAGTTGCTCCAAAAGGATGAGCTTCTACTGTAGTACCTGTAACGGCGCTAACAAAAGCTTTAGCTTCTGTTCCTGTATCAGGATCAAGGATAACAATCAAAGAGTTCTTACGAATAGCGTGATGTTTACCAGCTCCTCCTACAATGCTGCTATCACTGTCTTGAACAGTAAGGGTAGCATCGCCAGTAGCGGCTAGGGTACATGCGTCATAAGAAACGTGTAAGCGGTTTTGCTCACTCCATACGACTTGGTCAGAAGTCATAGGCATCTCAGCACCTACCATTTGAAGGAAGCCAGAAAGCGTACGGTTTCCGTAGCGCTCTACCTCTGCTTCATAAATTTCAGGTAGATATTGTTGAGAAAAGTCATTACCAGCACCACTTGTAAAGTCAATATAGTTACCAGTGCCGGTTTGTTTTTTAGCTGTTGGGATCAACGAGCCATACAAAGGTGATAATGCCATTTTGTATAAATTTTAAGTTTTAACGTTTTGTTTTAATTTTAAGTCTTGAAGAATCAACGCCACTAACAGACTTAACCCTTAAACCATTAATAAATACATTGCCGTCCTGAGTTTGTCGCGGTTCATTGCTAATATTTTTAGATTTAGCTGTTAAATCGCGAACTGCATCAGCACGTCCCTGCTCATAAAAATGATTTATAATTCGATCAGGATTGTTAGCTACATATAAAGCTTTATGATAACCATTTAAATCAGACACCTCACCTTTGTCATTCAAGAACTTCTTGATAAAGTTACTTATATCTGATTGATTATTTGCTACCGAAGAATTATCTTTTATGCCATACCTAAACTTTTTTTCACCTAATTTGAAATCAAAACCTTTGAAATCTTGGCCAAAATAGTTTTTTGTGCGACTTTGAAAATCTTCAGTACGCTCCTTTATAAGCTGCTGCTCTTCGTTATATCGATTGAAAAACTCAACTGCTTTTTGTTGTTCCTGAGTTACGCCTGGTCTCAACTTGATCTCATCGTAATATTTATCTTTCAGTCCCTCTAAAAAGCCTTTGGCTTTTGCAACTTCTTCTTTGTACGCAATTTTTTTCTTGCGTATATCTTTTTCATCATCTACATCTTCGTCCCACGTAAAATCTTCTAATAGAATACTTACGTCTTCAGAGTCTAAATGAGGTTTGCTTTGGCGATAGTATTCCCGCAAAAGCGTATTATTATCTACATTAGAATAATCAGCATTTAATCTAACATAATCTTCTAATGTTCCGCCAGTTTCATCCATAAAGTCTACAACCTTTTGAATGTTTTCTGGTAATGGTTTGCCAGACTCTTTTAATTGCTGAACCTCTTCTTTGACTTGTTCTTGCAAATTTTCAGCCTGCTCTTGTACTTCTTCTTCTGTTATTTCCTGTATTACAGGTGTTTCTTCTACCGTTTCTTCGGGCTGCCGTACTTCTTCAACCACCTCTTCGCTACTCTGCGAGTTTCCGGATTCTTCGACAGGAGCATTGCTCTCATCTGCTGTATTGATTTGAACGGCATCTTCTTCTTTTTTTTCGGTAAGGTCTACCTTAATGGTATCACCTGTTTTTTCTTTTTCTTCCGCTTTTTGAGACAAATCTACTTTAATAGTTTCAGGTGTCTCAGAAAGTTTTTTCATTTTGCGAGGCTTTACTTTAAATTCGCCTTCTTGCTTGACTACTTCTGCCATGATAAAATATTATAAAATTAATAAAAAAAAATATTACTTAGGCTCAAACTGTCCTAAGCTAAATCCGCCAAGAACATCAAATCCAGAAGATTCAAATTTCTTAGGGGCTGTATCGTTTTTTCTCTGATCGATAAGCTCAGATTGCTGTGTTGCTTGTATTTTAGTTCTATCGTCTTTGCGATCTTCCTTATAAGCGTCTTTTGCTTGAATTACTTTTGCTTGCTCTTCAGCTAATTGTTTATTAAATTGGAATTCTAATTCCATTAAACGCATTTTAATTTCCGCTTCGCGCTCAAGTTTGTTTATTTCAAATTGAGATTTACCTTGCTCAAGTTGTAATTTACTTTCAGTAAGCGCTTGTTGTTTTTGTAATTCTGCAAGAGCGGCTGCTTCTGAGGCTTGTGCATTTGCCTGGGCTTGTGCTTCTATATTAGCCTGCTGAGCCGCTTGATCAGCTTCTTGCTTTTTACGGCGCTTAAGCTTTAAATATTTATTTGCTAAGTCAATATTTTTAATACGTTGTATTTCTATTACATCGTCTAAATATATTGCGCCAGCTTGTAAAGAAGCTTGTATGTTTTGTTGGAGCTGAGCCTTTTCCTCTTCGTCTGGCTCTAATTCTAAATATATACCAAAATCATGCAGATGTAAATTAGCTATTTCTTTTAGCGTTTCAACATTAAATTGGTTAATACTTTCGATTAAAGATTCTTCTGTTAAAGAAAACTCAAATATATCCTTTGCTTTTAAAGCGACATTTTCACAAACTCTTAAAGTAATATACGATGCTGACTGCAAAATATGGCGCGTAGCAGTATTTGAATTTGCTGCCGCTAGTTTTTGTAGTCCAACTAAAGCGTTTTTATCCGGCTGGCTTCCATCTCTTGCCTCATTTAACCCGGTCACATCGCGTATCATTTGTAAATAATATTGATACGTATTTATAAGTGACGCAATTTTGCCTTGGCCTGATGATGTTTGCAGCTCTTGAATTGGCACTTTACCAGGGTTCATATCACCATCTTGCGTAAATGATCTACCTACTATACTACCGGTTTGGAAATACATATTTAATGCTTCTGCCGCATTATAGTTTGTTCCGTTGCCAAGATCTACTTCAGCTAAGCCATCAACATCCACGTATACACCGTCAGGTACCATACGCGACATTACTTGCTGTAATTTTAAATGAGTTAATTGAATCATATCTGCAAACCCAGTAATACGGCTTACTAACGATTCAATTTTACCTTTATACATTCGCGGCGCAACTAAAGTATAATTCATTTCTACTTTAGGTGAATCCGAATATGGGCGCGTCATATTTTCTGCCAACTTCCAAGAAAGCATTTTTTCGTGCCCTAATATTTTAGCCCCTGAATATAATACTTCTATGACTCTTTCAACTTTGTCAAAATTATCATTTTCAGGTGGATTGAAATAACTTTCTTTTTGTAAAGCTTTTTCTAATCCAAATTCTGTTTTTTTAATTTTGAATACCTGTTTATCAAAAGTTTTGTATTCAAAAAATAATACACTAATTGTATCATTATCATTTTGGCCATAATAATTTCTTATATAATCATTATTACCTGGATAATTTTGTATTTCTTCAAGATCTTTTGCTGTAAGATGCGGAAACAATTTAGCAACTTCAGATAATGAAATTTGTTTAACCTCACCTATATAGTATAAGTCATCAAAGTTCGGGTCTTCAGTGTATGAATATACAAGATTTGCAGGGTCTACATATTTAACCTGTAGGCCATTAGATTTATTATATTGTGTTTTAGCAGCCCCAATTCCACATACAACTAAATCATAAATAACTCTTTTACGAATTTGGTCATATTTATTTTTATCTAAAGAATTATTTATTAGCTGCTCTACAGCCATTTCAACAGCTTCTTTATAATCAAGCTGCATATGAAGCTCAAACTCTTCTTTATTTTTTGGCAGTTCTTCAGGGTTATTAGAATAAAAATAATCTATACCAGTTTGCTGTGATAATTCCATTAACTGATTGTAATGGTTCATATCAAGCATTATGTTTTTAGCGTATTCTGTTTTTTTCTTTTGGGCTACAGGGTCTTGCGCAAATGCTTTTATCTCATAATTACGCTGTGACATTCCGTTAACAACAATATCTACAAATTTAGGTATAACAGGAACGGGTTTCCAATCTAAGTTTAAATAAGACAAATCACCATTAATAGATAACTCATCTTTATACTTCTGTATTGATTGCTCCCCGCGGGCATATAGCCTGCGTCTATGATATTCCTGAAAATTAGCGGTAAATCGATCACCGCCGCGGTTATTTCTAAACCACTCGCCTTCAATAGCTCTCGCTACTTGCAAACCATACTCTAATGACTGCTTTTCCTCATTAGGTACCACCTGGTCGGGAAACGAGCTTTTGTAATTAGTATTAACCATTTATTATATTATTTTTGAACTATATCCTTTATTGTTGTATTTTTTAAACCCAAGCGGCATAGATTTAATAACCCTTTCTGCCGATGGCCTATATCTATTTTTATTGCAAGCCATAATAGCTAAGCCTGAGCTAATTGTTGCGTCAAACTTTGTTCTATTGTTTATATTAAATCCCGCCCAATCTTCCAGCGTTTTTTGAAAATACATATCACCATATGCGCCTTCACTTACTTGCCCTATATATGTTTCTATATAACTTTCAATTGCGGCGGCGTGCGCTTGCTTAATATCTTCAGACGAGTTTGGTATTCCACCTATATCTTTTTCTGTAACAGATAATTTATTCCAAAGCTTATCCGGTCTATTCATTGAGAAACCTCTATACCCTCTTCGTTTTAAATAATAAAGCAGGCGAGGCTTATTGTTTTCTGCAAGTATTGGCATTCCATAAAACACCAACGCCATAAGCACATCTTCAAAAAATATTTCAGCTGTTTGAGGTCGTGCAATATATTCTAAAAAAAACATATTTGGCGGAGCATCTTCCATGCTAAACTTAGTTAGCCCATGCAAAGATCCTTTAGATCCTCTTTTATCAACTGTTCCAGATATATCATATGAGTCACATCCAAAAGCACCCACGTGTTCATTACCTGGATATTTAATACCGTTTTTTACTATTACACGGTTTTGTAAATTTTTTGGTGGTACCCAACTTATTTTGAATCTTCCATTAGAATTTGGCGAAAAAATAACTTCGGTATCTTGCTGTCCGTTTAACCATTGAAAGTTTCCTGTTGAAACTTGCATGCTATTTTGAACTTCCTGATTGTAATCTATTTGTTCGTAAATCTTAGTTAGATTAAATAAAGATTCTTTCGCTTCATCTCTAAAAGCATGCTGCTCTGTTCTTGGAAACTGACGGTAGTATTCATTTAAACCGTCTTGATCACTTTTAAGACCGTCAACTTCATTTTGCCAGTGTTCAATTACTCCTTGGTCAATGAGCTCGCTATATGGGCCTTCAACTGGTTCTGCTGGTGTATCAAAGACAGGGTGTCCATAAGAATCAATAAATCCTTCGTAGTTCCATTCCATAGGTATGAACAAAGAATATAGTCCCGAAGAAGTCTGTCCATTGCGGTTTCGTTTAGTAACGTCTGAATCTTCATATAACTTTTTGAAGTTTGCTCCACCTTTGTCTAATGCGTTTGATGTTGAGCCCATCATACACTTACCTACAATTCTAGATCCTAGCCTAAGTGTTGTTTTTGTAACTCGCCAGTTATTTAATATGTTATCAGGTCTTTCCCATTTACCGCTTTCATCGTGCGCAAGCAGTTTTAATTTCTCCCCGTCGTACGAGTTGTCGCCTGTGTTCTTCCAGTCGATTGTTGTGTCGAGGCCTTCAAGTTCCTCCGGCCCTTGGCCTTGATCCAATTTTCTTCGCGTAAGTTTCGACGCTGGTACTCTGTATGCCAGCTCTGTTTTTGGCCGGTCCATTCCATCCTGTATTGGCTTGAAAAAGAAGGGGTAGTTAACAGATATGGGTACAACTTTATCTGTGAACATTTTTTTAGCGTCGGCCCCAGATTTGGACAATATCCCAAACCGTGAATCGGAAGATATTGTAGCTTGATTAACGAGTTCGGATGATGCCATGAACGAAAAACCAGAGCGTCGGTTTTTGAGATAGCACATTCCATAACATCTTTGATCGGCTTTACATGCTTCCCAGAATATAAAAAATAATCTGTTTGACTCTCTGAATTCAGCGGCACCCACGTCAATTTTAGACCACTGCAAGTACATGTAATGAGAACCAGTAATATAAGTAGGAATACCTTTGTTAACGAATGAAAAGCCTTCATCACGGCGTTTAAACTCTTCGTCAATATAGTCATAATACTTTTCTTTAAAATATTCCGGCATTTGGTTCCACTCAAATACACTTTTTATTTTTTCAAGTTCCTTTGGATAATCTATTCTACCCCAAGTGCCTTTTTTAAATTCGTACGAGTTAGATGTTTTAGGTAAAGCTATTTTAAGATTTTGTATGCTATACACATCCCCAATCTCTCCGGT